CGAAACCGGGGGTGAAGGAGAGGTTGGGGCTGCCCAGGTTGAGCATGGGACCAGCGGCAGACCAGTCAAACCCCCCAAAAGCTGCTGCGCTGTTGAACGCGACATCCAGGTTGCCGAGGCCAGCGAAGCCGCTGATCAGGCTGGGGATTTTGGTGGCCAAGCTCCCCCACACGTTTGCGCTGTCGCCCACGGCAGCAGCTCCGGATGCACCGGCCGCAGACAGCAACGCCGCACCAGCGTTCATCAGCTGCAATGCAGCGCCCTGGTGGGCGCTTGCAGCGTTCGTGTGCGATGCCGCGGCCATCTCCAGTGCTCTGCCCGGGATGTCGATCCCGGTGAACGTTTTCACGATCCCGCCCTGCAGCTGGGATAGCAGCGGGTTGAGGAGAGAGTCGAGCGTGGCCTGCATCAGCGACTGCCCCGCTTGCGCCAGCGCGCTGCTCACCGCCTGCCTCACATCACCACCAGTGAGCAGTGCCTGCACGGCGCCGGAAATGGAGCCGCTGATGCTGCCGCTCACCGCGTCGCCGGCGGAGATGGCCAGGCGGCCCTGGGGAGTCTGCATCACCTCGGCAGTGAGTTGGGCCTTTGTTCGCTCGTAGGCCAGCTGTGCTCGCTCTGCCAGCTGCTGCTCGGTGAGGTTCTCATTCTCCAGGCTGTTGATGTTTTGGAGGTCTTTCAGTGCCTGGGTGTTGTCTTCTATGGCCCTGACCAGGCGGGTTTCCGCGGAATCCACGTCTTTCAGGCTCTGCTGCAGCGCTTCCGCCTGGTTGGCGGTGCTGGGCGCCACAGCGCCCCCAACGGCGGCAACGGTGCTGGCAACTGAGCCAGCAGGGAGGGCAGCCGCGGCCCGGGCCTGGCCCATGCCGGTGAACGGCTGCACGCCCAGCGGGATGGCTGCTCCAGGGGCCACGCCAGGGGGTGGGGCCACCGTGGAAAACGCATCTATGCGCTGGCTATGAGGCAACTGCCCTGAAGGGCGAAGGATCGAGGCTGAAGGGGCACCGACACTGGAACCAGCGGCCTGGCCCTGCACCCTCCCCGTAACGAGAAGGTCAGCGCTGCGGCGGGCGGCTGCCGTTTCTGCATTGCGCTGCAACGCCCCATTCGTTCCAGGGCTATTGATGTCAACACTGTTATGTGCGCCAAACGTGCGGCCTGAACCATCAAAACGACCCAGCACCTGCCCTCCAACTACGTGCTGTCCGACCTTCACGATTGCGGCCATGTGGCTATAGGTAGCTTCTAGCTTGTTGCCCAGGTCGTCAATGAACTCAATTACTGTGTAGTTTCCATTATTGCCTGCTCTGCTTATTTCCGTCACCACGCCATTGTGGTAGCTGCGCATTTCATTGTTTGGTCCTACTGGCATGTCCGCGCCGTTCTGGCCGGACGCATCTAGCCGGCCACTGATGGAGCCCGGAAGCCGTGCAACACCTCCCAGCGATGGCACGCTGCTGGCCCCTGCCAGTCGTGGGGCGATTTCATCCTTCATCTGGGTCAGCCTGAGCCGACCCAGCTCTGCCGTCAGCTGCGCGCGCTGCAGGGCGATGTCCACCTTCTGCCGCTCCATCTGCAGCTTCTGGATCCGCAGCTCGCTCTCCTCTTTCTTGTGCTGCACCTCCAGCTGTTTCTGCGCCAGCTGGTGCTCGCGGGCCATCTGCCCCTCCTTGGCGTCGTACAGCCGCTGCTGCACTTCCGCCGCTGATTCCATCCCGCTCACCCCGGCCGCGGCCGCAGCGATCTGGGCCTCGATCACCGACGCGGTGCCGCCGCCACTGCGGGCGCGGTCTTGCAGCTCCTGCAGTTCCGCGAGGCGCTCGGCGGCCTGCACCGCCGCCTTCTCGCGGGTCATGGCCAGATCGGCCTGGGCCTTCTCCAGCCGGCCCTGGCGCTCGAGGAGGGTGTTCTGACGGTTGATCGCGTCGCTCTGGTCTTCCAGCTCTCGCTTCTTGGCGTTCTCCTTGTTGACGATCTCGTCGAGCATGTTCGAGATGTCTTGCTCCGCACCGCTGATCTGGGCCAGGAGCAACTGCTGCTCTCGGGTGTACTGCGCTTGCTGGCCCTGGATGTCGAGCTGCTGCTCCTGGAGGCCCAGTCGCTGGGCATCCAGAGCGATGATGGTGCCCAGCTGGCCTTCGGCCTCAAAAGCCAGCTGCACCTGCCGCCGGCTGCCCTCCACCTTGGCGTTGATGCGGGTCTGCTCGGCAGCATTGATGTTGAGCAGCTCTTGGTTCTTGCCCCACTCGGCGCTGTAGAGGGGCATATTTTTCTGCGTGCGCAGCAAAGCGTCTCGTTCCTTCTGCGCACGCACCTGTTCGGCCTGAGCTTCAGCCAGCTGAATCTTGAGCTGCTCCTGTTGGATCTTGATCTGCTTTTCCTGGATGAGCATCTGCCGCTGCTGCAGCTCCCGTTCGGTCTGGAGAATCCCCCGCCGTTCGGCGATAGCCTCTCGTTCCTGCCTGAGCTTCAGGTCAGCCAGGCGAGCCTCTGCAACGGCTTTGGCCTCAGGGCTTGCAGCCACCTGCGCGCCCAGCTCATAACCACGGGCCTCCAGGGCGCGGCGGGCTCCGGCAACAGAGCTCATGGCTTCCGCCACCTCCCGCTGCTTGTTCATCAGGGTGAGGCCCTGCTCCAGCGCCTTGATTTCGTTCTGGTAGGCCTTCTGCTTGATCTCTGACCATTCCTTGGAGATGTTCAAAGCCCGGATTGCTCCAGAGCCAAGCCTCTGTTCTCTGGCCTCGATCCGCTCTAGAACATCAGCTGGCAGCTTGAGGCTGCGCAGCGTTACCGGCTCGCTGAGGTTGGTTTGCCGGTTGAAGTTCTCCCTGAAGCTGAGCTGGGCTTCCTGAATTTCCTTTTCTGATGCACCGCTCGCCATCATTTGGGTGCGCATCGTAAACAAACGGAAGTTCAGAACGCTTTGCGCCCACTTCTTGTTCCAGTTGTCGATTGCTTTGCCGGCGCCTTCAGCTCCTTCTATGAATTTGTCGAAGAATGTGTTAACGCCATCGGCATCTGCATCGGCACTGGCATTAAACAGTGCCTTGATTGGGCTAATTGCTCCGCCAATGAGATTTCCTATGTTTTCCCAACCTTTGGCAATCAGTTCAACAAACCTTGCGATCGTTACAAGAACAGGCTGCAGCACAAAACCCAGCACTGCGGTTGCCACGCCTACTACATCCATGATCACCCGACCCACCGATGAAGCGATAGCACCTATAGATGTGAGAACTGAAATAACGGGGCCAAACACCTTGATAATTGGCCCAACAGCCTCGGCGATGCTCTTGAAGAACCCACTAAAGCTGCTCTGCAGATTCTTGAAGGTGACCCCGATCGTTTGCAGCATCCTTGCCGTGTCGCGCTCCAGCGGCTGGCCAGCCTCAGATTGAATTGCCTGATTGGTTTCTTCAAAGTTGCTCAATACGTTTTCCATGCTTAGCGACAGCACCTTTTGGCCCTCGTAAAGTTTCTCCAGCCTCTGCATTAGGAAGTCGCTGAACGTCCCCTTGGCCTGTTGCTGGCGCACGTCCTCGTTGGAGATGCCTAGCTTTTGGGCCAGCATCGCGTCAGGGCCAATATTTCCCGTCATCAGGGCATTCACCTCCTGCCGCAGTTGGAAGGCAGGAATGCCAAGCGTGTTCATCCCGGCGGCTATCCTGGTGGCCAACTTGGCGGAATTTTCCAGCGTGCCCTTTTCGCCTAGAGCGCCGATGTTCTGGAGGATGATGTTGAAGCCGTCGTAGATTTCGCTGGCGGTGGCGCCGCTGATGTTGGCCACCTCTTTCTGGATGCCCTGGTATTCCTTCAAGATCGCGCCGCGCACGATCTGCATCTGGCGGGCAGTACCCTCCACCAGCTTCCCGTCTGGCCCGAGGATCGCAAAGCTCTGCGCCGCAAAGATCCCGGCCTCCGCCACCTGCTTGTTGAGCCGGCCGGCCTCGGCCGAAAGTTGCTGCAGGGGTGCTATGGCGGCCCTGGCGCCTGTGGCCATAACGCCAAAGATTGCATTCAGCCCCATGGCAGCCAGGCCTAATTGTCCAAGGCCTGGGATTAAGGCCAAAGCAGCTTTTCCTAAGCCTCCCAATACAGGAGTGGCTGCAGCCGCTGCAGCGCCAAGTATTGGAATTGATTTAGAAACCAATCCAAACTTTAGAACGGCACCTGTGAGCACTCCCTGGACAGATTCAAATTGCGCCAGCATTGGCAGCAGCTTGGCTGTCATTGCCGCCATGCCTAGGAGCGTGGCGGCAGCGCCTCCAAATCCATTGCCTCCTGATGCACTGCCAGCCACATTGCCCGCTGCGGCCATGTTCTGGTTCAGTTGACGAAACGACTCGCCGTTCAGCTCCACGCTGCGGCGCAGTTCCTCAACCGTCCGTGTGAGATCTTCGTAGCCCCGCTTTGTTTCCGGCGGCGGCGGCGGGACATCGGGAGCGTCGATTTTCACGCCCCGCTTCTCCATGTCGGCGATCACCGCCCGCATGCGCGCCAGGTCGCGCTCCAGCGGCTGCATGTCGCCGCGTAGGGTCAGCGTGGCTGTGCCCAGGCTGTATTCGCCGCCGCCGCCGCTCTGGGTCAAACCCGTTCATCCCTGCTTGGGGTCAGTCTGGCGCCGGGCTGGCGCCGGGCTGGTCAGTAGCCAGAGCGCTGCAGCTCTTCGTGGGCCACCACCAGCACCCGTGGCGGCATCTGGTTGTTGCTGAGCAGCCAGCGGATCGTGGCGGCCGTCGCCTGGGTGATGCGAGCGTTCTTGCCTGGGGCGTCGGAGATCTTGAACGGCAGGAACTGATCCTCGCTGCGGCCCTTGTTGCCCAGGCCCGGGAAGGCAGCAATCTCAACCATCGAGGCCAACCGCGCCATGGTGGTGCTCAGCTCGTTGGTCCGTTTGGCCCGTTCCTTCAGGGCCCAGGCGTAGGCCTTGAGCACCGCATCCACCGGCTGGTACGCGAAGCGCTCGGCATGCCAGCGGGGATCCTGCGTCAGCCCGCTGGTGAGGATCAGCTGGATCTCGTCCCAGTCGGTGGGGGCAGTCTTGAGGTAGGCCTCTATGCGGGCGCGGTGCTCGTCGCGGCTGAGGTTTTCTTCTGGCCTCGGGGCTTCGGCGCCGTCTTTGGCGCCGGCGGCTTTCCCCCCGCCGTCATCGCCGCCTTCTCATCGATCAGGAACTGCTGCAGCTCATTGATCAGGTCAGCTGGCAGCTGACTGGTGTCGTTCTCGCTCCAGTCGCCGGGCTCCAGCTTCACCCAGTCCTGGCTGTCGGGGTCGAGGTAGTCGCCGCGGCCGATCAGCAGAGTGGTGACAAGGGCTTTCTTCTGATCGTCCATGGTGGCCTGGGACGAGAGGAAGGTGATCAGCCTCTGCGGATCACTGTTGAGCAACCCGAAGGCCTGCAGGGTGCCCTGCAGCGAATCCGGATCGTTGGGGTTGGCCACCCTTGATAGATCCTGGATCAGCTTGTCCACCTCCTCGATGGGCATGCCGGTGTCCTTGGCGATGCCATCGGCCAGGCGGTAGAAGCTGCCGAGAGAAACGCACCGCTCCCGGTCGTGCTGCTCCATCAGCTCTGCTTCGCCCTGCAGCACCTTGCCGTAGACGGCGAGGCGGAATACGCCGCCGATCACCTTGTGGCCGGTGCGGAACGACGCCAGAAGGCGACTGGCTACGGTCATGTGAGAGGCCGGATGGCCGCACGGATCTGAAAGCCAACGTAGCGCTGGCCTTGGTTCAGGACATCCTCGGGCAGGGTCAGCCAGAACTCAGCGCCGCCCTGGGGCGGGGTGACAAGCACCTCTGCATCGGTGGCGCCGGCCTCCACCACCAGCATGCCCACCATCAGCTCCGGGGCGTTGTCGGGTGCCCTGCAGTCGATCGCCACCACGTTCTGCATGGGGGTGAGCAGCAGGCGGTGAAACATGGGGCTGGAGCTGCTGCTGCCAGTGTGGCCCGGGTCATGCCCGGGCCCTGCTGCAGGTGCTGCTCACACTCGCATGAACAGCCAGCTGGCGCAGCCCGGTGGATAGACGCTGCATTGCTTGCCGGCGGAGAGCTTGCCGCGGCCGATGAGGCGCCAGCCGTCGCGTTTGGCACCGACTGAACGGGCGGCGGCCCACTTGTTGATGGTGTGGGCCTCCAGGCCGAGCAGGTGGGCCAGCTCGGGGCCGGTGATCAGATCGCCGGGCCGGTAGCCGTCGGGCTGCTGCGCAGACTGCGGAGGCATGGGCGGCCCCGGGGGCGCCTGGTGCTGGCGAGGAGGACGCGGACCAGGGGCCGGCGCCGCCGGCGCGGGTGCGGGGGGCCGGGGCGGAGCGGCCACGGCTGCCGCCACAGCCTGGCTCCTACGACTCGGCCGCAGCGTCATGGTGGGGTGCTGCCACACGATTTCCGTCCAGTCGTTGTGGCAGGCCAACCAGAACAGTCGCAGGCTCAGGCAGTTGTGCAGCTCCGTCAGCTGCTTTCGCTGCCGCCAGAGCTGATCAGCCACAAAGTCATGCGGCTGCGCAACGGCAGGCACTCCTACCGGTTCGCCAGCTGGTCGGACCCTGACATGCAGCTCGGTGCCAATCCGTTCGATGGCCACCATCGGCAGTGTGGGCGCCTCGGTGCGATCAGCGGCAATCCTGGGGGTGAGGCTCTCCAGGAACCAGCCGTCCATCCACACGGCGAAGGCGGGGCTGATCCAGCGGGCCAGGTCGACGGCGAGCTGGGGGTGGACCCAGGTGCCCTGCAGATGGGGAAGGCCACCCTGGATGGTCTGGATCAAACCATCGGGGCCCGTTGTGGGGATCTGCACAACGGCTGCCAGAGCAGCGATGTAGGCCTGTGTGCGGTCTAATCGGATGTAGTCGGGCCAGCGCTTGCCGTTGGCCTTGCACATTGCCGTGGCGTTGACATAGCCGTCGGCCGGCCGGCGCTGAATCTCCACACCGTTCCAGGTGCGCGACTCCATCCCCTTGGGGGTGAGGGTGCTGTTCATCAATGGCTCCCGCTCGAAGCGGGCGTATGAGTTGCCCGGTGCTGCCACCAGGTTTCGCCAGAGTACAGCAGATCACTTTGTCAAGGGGTGGCGGGTGGGGCCTCCAGTACCGAGCCCGAACGGCGACTCACGGCACCGCTCTCGGCGCCCAGCCTTGCGGGGAGGGCCAACCCCACCCACCAGTGCCAGAGTACGGGAGGCGGAGGCTGGGTTCAGAGGCGCCGCTCAGGAACTGCTGCAGGCTGCTTCAAACAGCCGCAGTGAGCTGTAGGTGATAGGTTCCAACCTCTGACGGCATTTCTATGGCTAACCCATCACTCCAAAGATTTGGCAGGATAATGCTAGGCCTGGGATGCCTTGGTGCAGTATATTCCATCGTAATTGCCAGTCTGTCTACCTCATCCACCAATCGCGGGGTCACAGTTACTGACGCCACGATTGGAGATACTCAGTACATTGGCCGCGGGAACTGCGACAAGGCGATCAAGACTCAGTTGACCGATCCCGACAGTTATCAGCGGATCGCCACTCAGATCGTGGATGCGAAGCCCGGCAGCGGCTGGGTGGCACGGACAGCATTCCGTTCACGCAATGGCTTTGGCGGCTACAGGGAGGCAACGGCAGATTGCGTGTTTGATGGCAACTCCTACAGGGCCATCGTGATGCAATGACATTGGCCAAAGGCCTTCAGGATTCAGCCCCTTGCGGGGCGCCCTCTCAGCAGGACCACTCCTCCTCGATGGCGGCCAGGTCGCGCAGTCGCTGCGCGGTGGCAAGCTGCTCATCGATGAGCTGGTCCCACTCCTCGAAGAGAACCTCGATCTCGGCGAAAATCGCGTCGACCTCCGGATCTCCCGTCGGGGGTCCGAAGATGGACTCCTTTTGAGGGGTGCGGGGGGGGTTGGTCATGGTGCCTCCGGTGGTGGGTGAGCCCCCTGGCGGGACTCAGAGGTGCCAGGGATCGGCACCACCGGGGCGGGCCAACCGCCCGCGGGATATTCAGCTGTCCAGGTCCTGGGGGTGTCCCCCGATGACTGCACCGTAACTGCTGCGGGCGGCCCTGCTGGGCAGTTTTCGCGCGAAAGACCAGAGGCCACCCATGAAAAAGGGGCCCTGAGGGGCCCCTTTCTTCGCTCTGGCGGCCGCGGCCTGGTGATCAGGCGGTGCGGAAGGTGGTAGAGAAGCCTGCCAGCGGCCGGCGGATGCCGGCGGCATCGGCCACCAGGGTGGCATTGACGGCCTGGGTGATCGCCCCGTCGCGCACCACCAGGCGGTAGATGGTGGCGGCCGCCAGGTCGGCGGAGGGGTTGATCGTCACCACACCACCAGCCAGGGTCACCACCGCCGGCACTCGAACGCCGGAGCTGGCCACCTCGAGGCGGAAGCCGCTGCCATCGGCCGCGCCCAGCGCCAGCTGGGTGAGCGGAGCGGTGCCATCGCTGGTGTAGGTCACGGTCAGGTTGTTGCCTACCACCACCGCCGTGCCGTTGTCGGCCGGCACCACCGCATAGCGACGGCTGCCGCTGGAGGGGGCCGTGCTGAGGATCACGCTCTGGACCGCACCGGTGGCCAGCGGCGCGCTGCCGGCGTTGAAACGGCCGAACACCGCGCGGCCGCGGCTCATGCCATCGAAGGTGACGTTGATCAGGTCTTCGGCGGCCTGGGGCTCCTTGTAGTTGCGCAGCGCAGCGTTGAAACAGGCGTAGTCGTAGATGTAGTCGCCGGTGTTGCCGCCAGCGCGGCCCAGCTCCTTGAACATCTCCACGAACACTTCCGAGTCGGTGTCGTAGCGGGCCTGCTCAACAATGGCGAACTCCTCGGAGTAGTCGCCGCGGAACTCGGGGCAGCCACCAGCGGCGCCCTGCACGATCAGCTTGGAGAAGAAGGTGTCGAACGAGGCGCTCACCTTGCTGCCGGTGGTCACCGCATCGCTCCAGCCTCCGTCACCGATCAGGCGAAACTCCCGATCGTTGTTGTCGACATTGAACGACACCTGTTTGACGGTCTGCAGCTCCCGGGCCCAGTCGCCAGGGTCGAGGGTGGGGCGTGTGATGAAGCCGGACTCATCGCGCGTGGCGAAATAGCGGCAGGGGGCGCGCAGGGGGGTCATCAGCAGCACACTGCGGTGCGCCTTGACAAAGCTCTGCCCGATCGCGGTATCAGTCATGGTGGGGTCCTTGAAGGGGTCGGGGGAAGGGAGAGAAACGGCCGCTGTGCAGCCCGTGGCTGTCAGCCGGAGGCTGCCAGGGAGGCGATGTAGACGGGATCGGGCAGCTCCACGATGAGCCGCTCGTAGGTGTCATCAGTTTGTGGCTGGTGACGTTGCTGGGCGGTGGGCCAGGCGCGGAACGCCAGCAGCCGCACCGCCTCGAGGTTGCTGCTGGTATCGAACTGGGTGAAGGTCACCGTCCAGGTGCGCATCGTGGCCATGGTGCGCGTGGCGGCACCCAGCAGCTCGCGCTCTGGGGCCTCGGTGAGCACCGCCTCGATGCCGGTAGCGGTGTAGCTGGGCCGCACCTGCCCCTTGCCCACCGTCCAGAAGGCCTGGATCGGCGGGCCGCTTGGCCGCTGGTACTGACCCAACAGTGGGCCAAACAGCATGCGCAGCTCATCGGCCACCTGCCGCAGGCTCGCGCCCAGCTCCACCTGGCAGCGAGCCTGGGTCATGCTGCACCTCCAGCCGGCGGCAGGGCCGAGGGCCCCGCCGGAGCGGCGCCACCACGGCGGGTGCCGCCCAGGCCCCGGCGCTTGGCCGAAAGGGTGAAGTGCAACTGGAAGGCGCGCTGCAGCTTCACGCGCTCGCGCTGCAGCTCCCGCGTCCAGGGCCGGGCCGGCCTGGTGCGGGGCTGCCCCTCGCTGTCATTGGCCTTGTAGACGGCGCCGTCGTGCACCGCAGGGGCATGGGGGGCAGTCCAGCGGAATTTCGTTTCCATCACCCCCGGGCGGTGGTTGATTGCCATCTCCTGCGAGTTGCGCAGGTCGCCGATGTCCACGATGTCGCGGGGGCTTTCCCCACTTGGCCAGTCCCATTTCGGCTCGGTGATGTGCCTCGTGAGCTCCGAATCCACAAACGTGCTGAAGCGGCCCCAGGCCTCACCCACCACCTCGCGCAGAAGCTGCTGATCCATTCCCTGCTCAGCCATTGCCACGGCCTCCCGTCACCCGAAAGGTGCCGTTGATCTGCTGGCGCAGGAGCGGCATGGCCCCCACTGGCGCCCCCAGGTCTTCCTGCAGCTCGAAGCGGCCGCGGCGGCCGTTGATTACCGCCGCGGCCTTGCTGCCGCTCACAATCCGCGGATCGAGGGTGGCGGGACTCAGCAGCCGGCCGGTGCAGGGAAAAGTGGTCTCATCGACGCCCACCTGCTTCTCCCAGCGGCCGCGGTTGAGGCGCAGCGCCGCCAGGTAGTGGAGCGTCTCGGTGGCTGCCACCTGGTTGCCGGTTTCGGGATCCTCGGTGAGGGTGGCGCCGGCCACCTCGAACGCCAGGGTGGCGGTGGCGAGGTGGCCGTAGGCGCTGGCGGGCTGGGGAGTGCTCATCAGATCAGACCATGAAGCCGCAGGTGAGCGGTAGGCAGGCCTGCAGCTCGGCAAACTGCTGGCCGTAGTGGGTGGCCTCCAGGCCGCTGCCGGCGGAAGGCGGCGCCTGGCCCACCTGGGCGCCCACCTCCCGCACCCGGCAGGCGATCAGATGGGCGGCAAACAGGCCCACCCCATCACCATGCAGGTCTCCCCACACCGCTTCGCTGCAGCGCCGGCCGGCGGTGGCCAGCGCCGCCTCCAGCTGGCCGTGCGTGTGCACCTCCAGCTCAGGAAAGCGGTCGAGCAACTCGGAGAGGGTGGGGATTGCCATGGTCAGGGACGGCCGTCGAGGAGCTCTTTCACGCGGGTGGCAAGCTTCTCGCGCACCACCTGCCGGTCTTCCTTGCGCAGCCACTGCTCCAGCTGCTCGGTGTTGCGGCAGCCGTAGATCAGTCGGATGGCCACCGCATTGGGCACGGCGGCCAACGACACCTCGCCGTCGGCAGTGGTGGCGCCATCGGTGAGCTCGATCTCTTGGATCAGGCCGCGGCCCATCAGCTCTTGGGTGTCGGGGCGGGCCTTGGCCTGCTCCCACAGCTTGCGGGGCACCGGGGCGTTGAGGCCCGGGTTGATCCGGAGAGTGGTGGGATTGGCGACGGGCCCGAACGCCCAGGCGATGGCGCCGCCACGGCAGCTCTGGAGACAGGCCTCGTTCAGCTCGGGGGTGAAGATCACCGCCAGCTCGCCGGCCTCCGGTTGGACGGAGACCACCAGCTCGCCGGCCTCCGGTTGGTCCTCGGCGGGCTCGGCCTGGGGCTTGCTGATGGGCTTGGTGGGGGTGGTGGTCATGGAAAACCGATGGGGAACAGGGAAATGGTGCGGGGCTGATCAGCGGGGATCAGCCGCCGTCCTGGATGTAGAGGAAGGCCAGGGGGAAATCGGGGATGAAGCCGCCAATTTTGCTCATCGAGGGCACCACGAACTTGAGGTTCTTCGGCTGAGGCGGCAGGAAGGTGAGCGGCAGGGGGATGTGGAATTTCCCCTTGGTCGGATCCTTTCGGTAGAACAGCATCCGCCGGGCGCTGAGGTTGCCGCCGCTGTTGGCCGGGTCGAGCTCGTTGATCGGCTCCACCGACGTGATGCCCGGGTTCATCTTCAGGAACAGCTCCAGCACCGTGGTGTTGTCGGTCGTGGAACGGCAGGTAGTGGAGACGATGCGGTGATCCGATTCACCCATCAGCACGGCATTGGGCTGCTCAATCTGCTTGGAGTTGACCCGCATTTGGGTGACGCCGAAGTTGAGCAGATCGAGCATCTGCTGGGGGGTGGTGTTGGGGTCGTTGAACCAGGCGTCGCTGTTGTTGCCCGTCACCACCACACGATCGATGGCCGGGTGGTTGAGCATGCCCCGCAGGCCGGTGCCGGCCCGGCCAAACAGGCAGGTGATGTTGTTGCGGCGCTCGTAGGAGTCGCGCACCGCTTCGGCCTTCTCGGTGGTGAGATTGACGCCGGCCATTTTTGCGGCCAGCAGCTCGCCCTGGGTGTAGTCGAACGAGCCGCCGAACTCGCGGATCTCGTTGACGATCTCACCCACCTTCACGCCGGAGCGGGGCAAATCGTCGGCCGCATCAGCGATCAGATCAAAGGCGCCGGTGCGATCCCACAGGGTGCGCTTGATCGACGTGGCGCCGGGGTTCACCTCGAAGCTGACCGGGCAAATCCTGGGGTAAACGATTTCGGCATAGGGTTTGCGCAGCACACCGGGAATGATGTGCTGCAGCTGGTCGGCCAGGAACGCCCCACTCTGGTAGGCGTCGTCCATTCGGTGGCTCATTGTTCGGGCTCCAGGAGGGGGCAGGGGGAAGGAAGGGGGATGGTGGGGAGGATCAGGTGTCAGCGGTGAAGGTCAGCGCGGCAGGCGCGTTGACCCGCAGCACCAGCAGGCCACCGGCAGCGGCGCCGCGTTCGATCTCCCAGGCGCCGGCAGCCAGGTTGAGGCTGTTGCCCGCCGAGGCCGTCTTGCCCCACTTGCCGGCATTGGCGCCGGACTTGAAGTAGCGCAGGGCCCCTCCGGGATCAACGGCCTCGAAGACCTCGATGTAGATCGAGCCCTCCTTGAGGATGTTCACCGCATAACCGGGATGAATGCCCTCCTGGTAAGGAGTCGCGGCATCACGGTGGCTGAGCTCCTGGACATCGGTGAGCACCGAGATGCCGAGGATCGCGCCGGCGGCGGTGGCCACCTGGGCGGAGTTGGGCAGCACGCCGGAGCCGTTGCGCACCAGCGGCACGCCAAAAGGCAGCACGCCATTGGTTTCGTTGTTGCCGCTGATGATCCGGCTGCCGCTGATGTCGGCCAGCTCGCCGATGCGGCCGATGGCCATCTGCATCGGGTAGTCGCGGCCCACACCCACCTGGGGGTTCATGCTGCCGGCGTTGTTGGTGAAGGTCTGGGCCATGGAAGGAATGCGGAGGGGCGGGGGGAGGGGGAAGGGCTAGGGGGGAATCAGCTGGCGGGGTCCTGCCAGGCGTTGGCCAGCGCGTTCTGGTGCTCCGCCGCGGCCGCTGCGATGCCATCGGCGCCGTCGGTGCGGGGGCCGGTGGTGATGCCCTGCAACTGGCGGGCCAGCATCTGGGCGGCATCGGCCTGGTAGGGCACCTGTTCGGCAGCCTCGTAGGCGGCATCGAAGCGGGCGGCGATGTACTCGTCGCTGCGGTTCTCGATGCCATCGATGCGCACCTCAGCAGCCTCGAGGGCGAGCACCTGTACCTCGCGGTTGCTGAGGCCGTCGTGCCGCTCGCGCTGGCCGCCCATGATCAGGCTGGCCTTCTCGAGCACGTCGACGCGCTCGGCCACCAGCTGCTGAATCAGCTCCGGATCAGGCTGAGTGGCGGAATCAGCCCGCTCGGCCACCAGGGCCTCCAGCTCGCTCAGCTGCTCCTCCAGGTTGTCGAAGCGCAGCTCGGCGGCGGCCAGGTCGTCAACGGTGGCCTTGTAGACCTCCCACGGCACGCTGCGGCCGGGGGTGGCGGAATCGCCGCGGGCCTTGTTGCGCTTGGCCATGCCGTAGCCGTCTTCCTTCTCTTCGGGCTCCATCTCGCCCTCGTCTTCCATTTCTTCGGGGTCCATCTCTTCCTCGGCGTTTGCCTTGGATTTGGAGGAGCTCTTCATGTCGGCACGGTCGGTGGGTTGAGCGGAAGCGGGCATGGGGGTGGCCTCAGGAAGGGAAGGGAGAAGATCGGCGGAAACAGCGATGACCGGCGGGTCGTCGGCATCGGCGGAGTCGAAGTGCAGGCACACTTCGGCGCCCGCGCGGGCCTTGCGGGTGACGGCGAGATGGTTGCCGCTGATGTTCCGCTGCACGCCGTCGTAACGAGTGCCATCGGGCGCCACGCCGGGGGTGGGGTCGTACTCGCAGCGGTAGCCCACGGAGAGCTCCACCGCATCGCGACGCTTGACGGCCTCGATGGCTTCTCGATCCGTCAGGGTGACGGTGCCATGCACAAAGCCGTCGGTGAACTCCACCTGGGTGCCGCTGTGGCCCCGGGTGTGTTGCCGCACGGTGTCGGGCGTGAGCAGCTGGGGCGGATGCTCCAGCGTCACCGGCAGGCCGCCCATCGACAGAAGAGAATCCGGACGGGACACCTCTTCCGGCGGGCGATATTCGACCCGTTTCGACCCATCCGGGTTGGTGTAGGTCTGGCAGCCGCTGCGGGAGAACGTCCCACGCACGCGCACGTAGCCCTCTGGAGTTTCCAGAAAGCTGGCGGGTAGGTTGGAGCGATCGAAGCGGAATTGCACCGGCAGATAGCAGGAGCTGCCAACAAGATGGGGCCGCCGGATCTACCTTGCGCCTGTTGATGCCATAAACGCACCGTGCCCACTCTCCTGCCAGACGCAATGGTGCGGCGCCTGTTGGGTGCACGTTTGGGCGTGATTATGCAGCAGCGGGGCGTCAGCCAGCAGCAGCTGGCGCAGCACCTGGAGGTGCACCGCAGCGCCGTGAGCCGCTGGTGCTCCGGCGAGCGGGATCCCAACCCAGGCCAGCTGCGATCGATCTGCCTGCTGCTGGCGATCGATCCGGCCCTGCTGCTGGGGCTCTGATCAGCGCTTGGCCTGTGGCTTGCCTTCGCGGGCGGTGGCCACAGGAGGGGCATCCTGGAGGCGCAGCATCACCGTGGTCTCCACGGCCACGTTGGCCCAGTCGATGGGCTCGCCATCGGCCCGGGGGGCCTGGGGGGGAAAGCTGGGGGGCTGGTGGGTGCTCATTGGGCCAGGGTGGCGCATTGCATCCGGAGGGCATCGATCCGGGCCTCCAGAATGTCGGCAGCGGCATCACGGCGACGGCCGCCGCCGAGGCGTCGCCGCGGCCGGCCGCCGCCCAGGGTTGGATCCTCACCGCCCAGGGCGCCGAACTGCTCCTCGGCCTGGATGCGCAGATCGATGGATTGGCGCTGCAGGTCTTCCAATCGCTGGTCCTGGGCCTGCATGTCCTCGAGGATGCTCTTCATGGCCCCGGCGACGCTGCCGGAGGCCCCGGCACGTTGGCGCATGGCAGCGGAGTTGGCGGCAGCCTCGGGTGAGGCGGCCTGCTGTTGCATCTTCTGCATGAACTCCACCTTGAACTGTTCGCGCGCCTGGTCTTTGCTCATGCCCCGGTAGCGGGTGCGGCGATCGATCGTCCAGCCGGCCTCGAAGAGGTTCTCGGCGATCTTGCCCATCTGGCGGGCATCGGCCGCTTTCAGTTGCTCGGTGGTCGCGCGAAGCACGTCGCTGATCTTCGGCGTCTGCCGCGGCCCGGCGGCGGCGGCCGGCTGCTGGAACAGCGGCATGGTCTGGTCGTATTCGGTGGCACCAAACAGTGAGCTCTGGCTCTGCTTGCTGGTGGCAAGGGCGCTGGCCAGCCGGTTGCGCTCCACTGTGCGCTCCTCTTTCCGCCAGGCCTGCGCGCCGCGGTCATCCCCGGCGGCCTTGGCGGCCTGCTGCTGCTGCCGGGCGAACGCGGCCTGCTGCTTGCTGGTGGTCACGTCCTGGGCGTTGAGGCCGGGCTGCGCCGGCTTGCGGGCAGGGCCTGGGGCCTGGCGGCTGGGGTTGGTGAGCACCGACGGATTGGCCGCGGCCTGAGCCTTTCCAGCGGTAGGCACGGCAAACCAGCTTCCAAACGCTTGTCCGGGCCCTGGCTTGTAGCCGCTCACTTTGGTGTAGATCAACGCCGAAACCTGACGCGGCGACAGGCCCCGCAGCCGGCTTTCAGGGATCTCATGGTTTTTCCCGTGGATGTTCCAACGGAGCGGCTTGCCGGCTTCTTTTGTGCTCAGAGCCTGCAGGCCCGCAACCACCTCACGTGCAACAAAGCCGGGGTGGTGGCCGGAGCGATTGGCACTTTCTTCGTGAGCCTTCTGCAGCTGCTGCAGCCTCTTGATCTCCTGATCAAGGGTGGGGGCCTCAGCCGGCTTCTGCTGGGCCCTGGCACCGCGCAGCTGTGCCGCCCGCTGGGCCCGGCCGGCGGTGATGGCCTGGGCCATCTTCCCAGCCTCCTCGGCCTTCACTGGGGCGATCCCCCGCTGAGAGGAGGCGCCGCCGGCCGCCAGGGCCATAAGCCGCTTCAGGCGCTCCTTCCCGATGGCGCTGCCCGGGCTGGTGCGGCACTCCTTCCGGAGGCTGATACAGGTGCTGCCGCAGCTGTAGCCCGTGCGGCACTGCCGTTTGAGGGCGTCGATTCGCTCCTGCAGGCTGTCGGCCCGGGGCCGCTTGCGCAGACCCAGGGCCTCCAGCTCCTGCTCTACAGCGGCAAACACGTCCCGCTCCAGCTCCTGCCGCACCTTCGTTTCAGATTCGCCCGCTTCCACTCGATCAGCGGCTCGGTTGAGAGCGGAGCTGATGGGCCCGCTGGAGCTTTTCAGACGCTCGAACACCGACAGGGCCTCGCTGGCCTCGCCGGCAACCTTGGCGCTCTGCTGCTGGTTGATCACGTTGCCAGCCTTCTCCGCGAGGGTGGAGGCTGCTCTGCTCTTGGAGACGGTGCCGAACAGGCGCTTCTCCCACGTGATCTTGGCCTTTAGGCCGGCGGAGAGCTTGGCCCGGGTGAAAAGGTTGTCCTTGACCTCCTGGCTCATCCCGAAGAGGTCCATCGTGGTCTGGGTGCGCTGCTCGCTGGCAGCGGCATGTTCCACCAGCTCGAGCAGCGTCTGATCAGCAATGCCCTTGCGGGAGCCGATCATCTTGAACACCTCCCGCTGCTTTGCCTCATCGAGGCCGCTGCCGCCAATGATCGCGCCGCGGTTCACGCTTAGATCACCGCGCACCACGGCGTTGAACACCTCGCCGGGCAGCTTGCTGAGTTTGAGGCCCTTCTCCGCCTGGCCGCTGCGCAGCGGCAGGCCCTTGGCCTCCACATCAGCCTGGGACCTGATGCCAGTGTCGCGGAAAAATTTGGCGGCATCCATCGGGGTGCCGGCACCCTCGGCAATGTTCTGCATGGCGCCGATCGCCCGGGCTTCGGTGGCGGTTTTTGCGTTGAGGAAGCGCACGGTCACCTCCTCGGCTCCCAGGCGCCGGGCCAGGGCCATCCGGTTGTGGCCGTTCACCACGTAGACCTTGCCGTCGGCTGGGTCCTTCCAGACGCTCATCACGCCGGCGAGGTTTGGATCCCACTTGCGAACACCCGAGAGGCTGCCCACCTCACCGGTGCCCTCAGTGGCGTTCAACTTGTACTGAAACCGCCCTGGATCGAAGACGATCTCACCGGGCTTCATGTTGCGGACGGTGCCGGGCTCCGTGGAAGCGCTGGCGGCCTCGGGGACCTTGCCGGTGCGCAGGTACTCGGCAATCTCGGGCCGGGCCAACAGCTTCTCCACCCGCTTGGTGGTGCGCTCCTGTTGCCGCTCTCTTGCGGCCACTCCCCGGGCGGCCGACACCTGAGAGGCGGTGGCCACGGCGGCCTTGTCGCCGGCGGCCGCCAGCTGCTGCAGACGCCGCAGGCGAGCCTGGCCGATCGCGCTGCCCGGGGTGATCCGGCATTCCTTCTGCAGGGAGATGCAGGCGGAGCCGCAGCTGTAGCCGGTGGTGCATTTGCGCTTCTGACCGGTGGCCCGGTTACTGCGGCGGAAATCCATCCGCACGGCAGGAGCCCGCAGCTGCAGGAACGAATCCGATCTCAGCTCCCAGCCACGCTCACCGATGCCGTCCCAGGCGGGCCGGTAGCCGACACCTTCCGCATCGACACGAAAGCGGTAGACCAGACCATCGGCGGCCATCCGCCCGGCATGGCCGGCGCCCTCCTGCCGCCAGTCGAGCACCAGGGCGCCGGGAAGGACCTCCGCCAGCAGCTGTTGCAAGACCGGAGAGACCCGATCGGCAGCGTCATGCCGCAGGGCCGCCGGCCGGCGGGGCAGGGCCTGCCGGGCCGTCGAGACAGGCAACTGGGCCTCGATGGCCGAGAGGCGATCCTGCAGGGCCTGGTGACGGCTCATCGATCAGGGGCCTCCTTCCATGGCCGTGGCGGTGTCAGGCGGCTGCGCAGGTGGTCCGCCGCGGCAGCACTTGTCGAAGATGCTGCGGAGGTGATCGCGGCCCTCACGTCTGCGGCGGGAATCATCCCGGCTGCCTTGGCAGCATCCTCAACCTCCTGATGCGTCGGGAATCGAGCCCCCGGTGCAAGGGTCGTCATCGCCTGCTGCTGGATCTCTGCAGCTTTCGACCAGACCTCACCCCGGAGCCTTTCGGCATCCACCACCTGTTGTTGGAAGGTGATGACCGGCGCCAGCGCCGCTTTCAGGTCTTCGATGGGCTTTGTGGCCACCGCCAGCAGCCGCTCCTCCAGCCCCTCGAGGGCCGTGTCGATCCGGTCTTCCGCCCGATCCAGCGCGGCATCGATCGCCCCGTTCAGCTGTGGGCGGACCTTGTTTGCCAGTTTCAGGACGAGGCGATCCAGGAGGGGGTCCAGCAGTCGATCAAGCCAGTTCATCGGGATACTCCGAGAAGAGTTTTCATGCGCTCGAGCCGGGCCTGCAGGGCATCAATGCGGCTGTCGCCCCGGTCGCTCTGGCCCGTGCCTTTCGGTCGGTAGGTAACCATGCCGCGTTTGGTGAACTTGAACGTGAAGCGCTGCTGGTTGGACACAAACTCTCCCTGGGGCTCGCCGCCCTGGTCAGAAATCGAGAGGATCCGCACCGGTCTGATTTGCTCGCTGAGCAGCTCGGTGGCCAGCGTCACCATTTCGGTTCGTCGGTCCATAGGTTCGATGCGCTTTAGCCTCAGTCTGGCACCGGTATGGTTGCCCGCTTCAATCCAGTTATCAGGACCTGTTTACGGGTACTGGGGGCTGACGTACTCACGCATCAAGTCCCGCGATAAACTCAGCCGGGAGGCCGTGGGTCGCGGCCAGCGCTGTGATGGCAGGTATCAATTCCGAGCTGACCAAGCCTAGCTCAGCAACCTTGGCCCAAGCCGCTAAAAAGGTGCGCGGATTTCCCTCAGCCGCTTGCAGTAGCCCACCGCTCAGCATCCGCTCAAGTGGGCGATTGACAGATTCCACCGTACCCAACAGCTCGTGTATGGCAGGCACGCCAGCCAGCTCCAACCCAAACTGAATCCACTGCGGCTCAGGCGTTGGCTCGATTGCCGGCGAGCGATCGACGGTTTCCATGTTGTACGCCACGCCATTGAGCAGATACGGCTCACAGGGCTGCAGGATCTGGGTTTCCGGGTCGTGTGGCGGGTCGCTGCGGATGGCAACTGCGTTGTTCTCAGCGAGGAACTCAGCATTGGGGCCGAGCGCCGAGAATGATGTATTTGGCCACAGGGTGCGGTAGTCGCCGTGGGTGGTGATTTGGTTGTTGAGGATGATGGCGTGGGTCATGGTTAAAATTTGTTCAGGTAGGGGCTAAGCACAGCATCAAGTGGCAGCAGTGGCGATAATGCAGTGCCGTAAATCCTTGCTGTAGTGCTGCTGAATGGCACACAGAACACTCGACCATCAGGCAGCAGTACGCCACCAAAAAAAGCATTAGAACCTGGATAAGTGCCAGCTGGAGTTGTTAGCGTGTCAGTAACTGGATTGTAAATCCTTGCTGTAGTGCTGTTGCGTGGCACACAGAACACTCGACCATCAGGCAGCAGTACGCCACCAAAAAAAGCATTAGAACCTGAATAAGTGCCAGCTGGAGTTGTTAGCGTGTCAGTAACTGGATTGTAAATCCTTGCTGTAGTGCTGTCGCGTGGCACACAGAACACTCGACCATCAGGCAGCAGTACGCCACCAGCAAAAGCATTAGAGCCTGGATAAGTGCCAGCTGGAGTTGTTAGCGTGTCAGTAACTGGATTGTAAATCCTTGCTGTAGTGCTGCTGAATGGCACACAGAACACTCGACCATCAGGCAGCAGTACGCCACCAAAAAAAGCATTAGAACCTGAATAAGTGCCAGCTGGAGTTGTTAGCGTGTTAGTAACTGGATTGTAAATCCTTGCTGTAGTGCTGTTGAATGGCACACAGAACACTCGACCATCAGGCAGCAGTACGCCACCAGCAAAAGCATTAGAACCTGGATAAGTGCCAGCTGGAGTTGTTAGCGTGTCAGTAACTGGATTGTAAATCCTTGCTGTAGTGCTGTTGTTTGGCACACAGAACACTCGACCATCAGGCAGCAGTACGCCACCAAAAAAAGCATTAGAACCTGGATAAGTGCTAGCTGGAGTTGTTAGCGTGTCAGTAACTGTCAAGTTAAACTGTGACTGCAACGCCAACAAGAACTGGCCCCCGTTGTAAGGACCATTCCATGGCGGAAACGGCACGCCCTTGCTCACCGCCCTCAAAAAATGCCCCCTCATGACGCCGTGCTCCCCACCAAGCCACCATGCAGGACATCACCTTCACGCCAGAACTCAACATGCAACCATCCCGATGATGGTGCCGCTGGAGCTGTGCCGCCCACCCACACCACCGGGCCACCTGTGCCGGTGTAGGTCAAAGCAAAGGTGCTGAAATTCATTTTCAGCTTCATGCTCTGACCGTCTAGGAACGTAAACACCGGTGTACGATTTGCGCCGAGCGTTACCCTTTGCAGCGGGCCATTTAGCGGGTTGATCTCAAACCCTACCGCGTCGGTGATCGTGAACACCGACTCGCGCAGGTTGCCCAGCGTCTTGTTGGTCAGCGTCTGCGCCGCATCGGCCGCCATGTCAGCGATTGTACCAACGATCTTCTGAAGCGCCTGCAAGATTGAATCTGCAGCCGTAACCGTGCCAGCGCCTGCAGCGAATCCCGTCAACGCTGCGCCGATTGCTCGGGCTGCTGTGAAATACAGGTTGCCACCAGTCTCGAGTAGATCGCCTGTGCCAAGGGTGACAGCCCCGGTCTGCCCGTTAATTGAACTGACAGGGGAAATACCATTGGGCAGTTGGATCCAATCGGAAAGAGATGCGCCATTGTTGGCAACAATCACCCATTCCGTGCTGGAATCTGTCCGAATACACCAGTCCCCGCTCTGCCCGCGAAGCGCAAGCATCGCGCTCTGATTTGCGGCCTGGCCGAGATATTCAACGACGGCAATGCTGGGGATCTGGGATGTAGGCACCAGGCCGCCAACCAGATCGGCCTTCAGGGAGAGGTTGGGAGATCCGGCGAGGCTGGTGTACGGGAGCTGGCCCGTAACCTCGCTGGAGAGATCTACCGCCGTTCCGGCGCTCCAGGTGTCGGCCGCTGTCCGGCGCACGATGCCGGTGCCGCTTAACCCCTCAACCGCTGCCAGATCGTTGGCCAGCGCCAGGGTGATCGAGCCGGAAGAGGTGATAGGCCCACCGCTAACCGTGATCCCCGCTGCCGGCGGGGAGATGTTGACGCTGGTAACCGTGCCTGTCCCGGTAGCGGTAACAGTCAGATTCGTGCCGGTGATGCTCAGCCCATCCGCCAGGTTGAGGTACGTGAGCTTGCCGGCGCTGGCATCCCAGAACAGGAGCACGTCTCCAGCAGGGCCCTCGGCATTCAGCTGCTGGCCCGCCAGGCTCAGCACGTCAGCGACGCTGGCCCCCAGCGTCAGATCTGTTCCGCTTCCTGGATCGGTGCTCCCGATGGTCGCCTGCAGGACGGTTTCCTGTAGCTGAACGACAGCTGAGATGTCAGTCACGACGCACTCCCGATTCGGGTGATCTCTTGCGTGCCAGCAAAAATAGGAACGATCAGTCCGGTGGATAGGGTGACAATGATCTCCCAGTAGTAGAAACCGACCGTCAAGGGGAGGACCTGCGGCAGCACCCGAAAAACACCGCCGGTGGCGTTGGTGATCTGGATGCCGGTGTTGACCCCCATCGCCAGTCGCTCGGCTCTCTCTCCCACTCGCCGGTAAACCATTTGCAGCTGCGCACCGGTGAGGTTTAGAGGCGTGCCGGCCGGCATCTCCAGGGTGACCGAATTGATTCCCTCCCAGGTCGTGCCTTCATAGACGGCATCGAGCTGCAGGGTTTGCGGCTGTGTCACGACTGATGAACGGATGCCGTCAAG